CGGAGTAAGCGCCCCCAGAGTGCGTTCCAGGATCATGGCAGAGAGTGGGGCGCACGGGGACATAAACCAAGTGGTGGCGAAAGTCCTGTACTTGGCGGAGGTGGAGTATGCCCAGCATTGCCGAAAAGCTCCGCGTTCTGGTGGAGTGGTCGCCGTTGATTGGGCTGGTCTCCGCCGTTACCGGAGCGTCTACCCCGTTGGATCGAGCGTTGAAGATTTTTGCCGTGTTGCGCTGGGTCGCGGACAAGACGGACACGCAAATCGACGACCACGTAGTCGATCTGCTCGAGGACATTCTCAAGACGCCAGAGGGCCAGGCCCTGTTCGAGTACGTGCAGGCGCTCGCCACAAACCTGGCCCAGCAGGAGGTTGAGTCGTGAGCGTTCTGGGCTGGGTGGCCGTGCTGAGCTTGCTGGCGGCAGTGGGGACTGCGCTGGGGCCTGCGTTCGTCGCAGTCCGGCGCTCGCCCCTGGACGTTGCCAGCCGGGCCGGGTGGGTGAACCGCCTGCTGCAGCTGGCTGAGGATGCCACCGCCGCCGAGCAGGCGTCAGTCGCATCTGCGGCTCGCGCCCTGATCGACGCGCTCGTGGAAGGACCGAAGCCGGCCGGGAAAGGGAAGTAGCCATGCCGGGTCGCCATGTTCTGTCCGCCGTCCTGCTTGCGGTGGCCGTGATCGCCGGCGCCGTGTCGGCGGTGGGGGTGCCCAAGCTGCCAGTCCCCGTCGCGCCGGAAGCTGAAGGCATTCTTGCTGGCGTCTCGCGCGGCGACGCCGCCAACATCCGGGCGTTCTACGAGGCGCTCGCCGACATCGTCGCGCGGGACGGGTCCAGCTCCAAGCCGCTGGTCTCGACCACCCTCCAGCTGCGCCAGCGGCATGAGCACGCGCTCCGCATGGCGTTTGCTCACACCGGGATCGTGGGGAAGTACCCGCAGCTGGGCGAAAAGCTCGACGCCTATCTCCTTGAGGCGATCGGCAGCACCGACGTGCCGCTGACTCCAGACCTGCGCGACAAAGCAGCCCGGGCATTCCTTGCCGTGAAGTAGGTGCCCGGATGTCGGACGTGTATTCCCCAGAAGAAATCGTCCGCCTGTACGACAACGGGCTGTTCGGGTCGTACTGCGACCCGGAGGATACGGCGCTTCTGGTGCGCTCGCTGCCGATGCCGTTCTTCGGCAACACGCTGGCCGAGACGGGAGCCGGCAAGCTGAGCCTGCCCTTTCAGGCGGTCGTGTCGTTCGAGCAGGCCACCGGACGGAGGCCATACGACGAGGCGCAGACGACGGGCGATTGCGTAAGTCATGCCCTGCGAAACGCCATCGACGTAGCCCGTGCCAACGACCCTGACCTGGCCTCGACTGAGGACTGGATCGACCGGACGGCGACCGAGCCGCTGTATGGTGCGCGCGGCCACGCCGGCCAGGGGGCGGTGTGCTCACAGCTGGTGCGCTGGGCCCACCGGACAGGCGGCTGCATGCTGCGCCGAAACTACCCCGAGCTCAACCTCGACCTGTCCAAGTACAACGCTCAGATCGGGATTCGGTGGGGCATTCCTGGCGTCCCGGCTCCAGTGACGGATGCCGCCGCCAAGCACCGAGTGGGGACCATCAGCCTGATCCAGGACTGGCATCAGGCGCGCGACGCCATCGCCAACGGGTATGGCGTGCTGTGCTGCTCGGACGTGGGCTTTCGCCATTCGCGAAACGCGGACGGCATGAGCAGCCCGCAGGGGACCTGGCATCACGCGATGGCCTGGACGGCGGCGGACGACACGCGCCCAGGCGACTGCCGGTTCCTGATCCAGAACAGCTGGGGCCTGAGCTGGATCCAGGGGCCGCTGGTGCACGGCCAACCAGGCGGTTCGTTCTGGGTTAGCCAGTCTGCGGCCCAGCGGATGATTGCGCAGGGAGGGACATGGGCCGTGAGCAACGTCAGCGGATTCCCTAGGCGGCAGCTTAAGGACTGGGGAGCAAAGGCGGTGCTCGGATGAAGATCTCAGTCCCGCTCGTGGCAGTGTGGCTGGCGTTCGCGCCGGCCTCTGATGCGCCGCCGCCCAAGCCAGTCCCGGTCAAGTGCTGCGGCAAGTGCGGCGGGACGGGCATGGTGCCTACCGGCGACGGGATCACGAGGGTCTGGTGCGAGTGCCCAGCCACCTGCCCATGCGCTGCCAAGAGGCCCAAGCCGCAGCGCTGCGAGAACGGGGTGTGCCGATGAGCGACGAGCGCACGGAAGACCGAATCCGGAATCTACGGGATGCAGGCGAGGAGATCGGCATCTCGCAGGTTGGTCCACGCAAAAGGTCACAGCCCGCCTTAGGCCGTTCCCGGCTGCTGGCACCTGCTACGGACGGCATGATGCAGAGTGGCAACAAGGGCGGCAATGTCCGCACGGCTATCAAGAAGGAGCGCAACACGGGGATAGGCAGGCCCCCGCCTGGCCAGAAGCTCAGGCCAGACAAGGACGGGGCGTTGGAAGTGTGGGATCCACGCGCGGAGTATGACGCCCGAGACCATCGGACCTAGCCAATGAGCATGCTCGAGGGGTTGCGCTGCAACCAGCCCAAGAAAACTCCCGGCCATGACACCAAGTCCCACGTCGTGCGGGCCTGCAAGGAGGGCGACGAGAAGGTCGTCCGCTTCGGGCAGCAGGGCGTCGAGGGGGCGGGCGCGAACCCGCAGTCCGCAGAAGAGAAGGCCAGGCGCAAGAGCTACTACGCCAGGCACAACGCCCAAGACTCGAACCCCGACAAGTTCTCGGCCCGGTACTGGTCGCACAAGGTGAAGTGGTGATCATGTCTGCTGCCTCCACTTCAAACCCGGACGAGCTGGTGCAGCACGTGCGGTCGCGGCTGCCGTTTCGCGCCAGGCTTGTTGGCGAGGAGCGGATCAGGGACATGGTCCTGCTGGCTGTGGCGGCCTGGCCGATCGACGACTTGCTGTCCGGCGACAGCTGGAAGGACGACCGCAAGCAGGCAATCCTTGATGCCACGCAGGCGGATGTGAGTCGGATGTATGCCGCCCTGCACGGCGAGGCGAGGTCTGGCAGCGTGCTCCTGGCGATCATTCTCCCGGCCCTGCTGTCGGCCGTGATCCAGGTGATCCTCAAGTGGTGGCTGGAGAAGCGCAACCGCAGGACCAAGATGGCTCTATGGCAGCATGCACTAAAGGGGGGCGGCAGATGAGCAGCGTCGATGTGTACGAGACGGCCCTCAAGATGGTTGAGCGGTACGGGTTCGGGCTGGCGCTGGCAACCGCCGTGCTGTGGTTTGTGCGCGTGGACATCGTGATCCCGATGGTGGAGTCGCACCAGCAGTTCTTGCGCGACATGACGACCACCCAAAAAGAAATCACGTCTGCCGTCCAGGAGCAGACCAAGCTGCTGTGGGCCATGCAGCCAGAGCGATCCGGCCAGCCGCCCGAGTAGTGTCGGGTCGCGCTCGGAGGCGGCCTGCTGGTAGGCTGAACTCCCGTACACGGGTGCGCGCGCGATGCGAAAGATGAACAAGCGCCAGCGTCAGCTGGCCGAAGAGGCGATGGCCATCGTTCCGGTGGTGATCAATGCCATGGGTAGGTCGTACCCTGGTATCCGCAAGAGGATCGCCCGAATAGACGCCAGCTCGGTGGCGTATGTGGCTATCTGCCGGGCGGCACAGACCTACAATCCGGACAAGAGCAAGGTCACGACCTACTTCTCTTCGGCTATCCGGAACGCGATCCTCAAGGAGCTGGCGAAATCCCAGCGGCAAAGATACGACAGCCCCGAGAGGGTGTCGCTTGAGCTGGCGGAGAGTGCCGCAAAGCCCCAGCGCGGCGAGGAACGGATGCTCCCCGCCGCACTGGAGTCTTTGCCGGCGCAGGAAAGAGCCCTGATTGCCAGCAGATACTACGGACGCATGAGCGTCCGGGAAATCTCGGACAGCACCGGCCTGGCCCAGAAGGCAGTGAGGGCTAGGCTCAAGAGCGCCGTCGAGTTACTGGCCGGATTTTTGGGAACCCAGCATGCGCAGCAGCCACCGCAGCCCGGGCGCTGTTGCGATTCCACAGATAGCCATTCGGCCTGCGCACCTTGTCCGCCCGGAGCCGCTCCACGAGATCCTCGTAGGACCAGCCACCGGCCCGCAGGCCGACAATCGTAAGCGCCTGGTCCCGATCGACCCCGCAGGGCTCGAACCGCGACTGCTTGCCGGTCCCTACCTTGCGCCACCCAATAGGGGCGGTGCCGTCGGTGGGGAGCCCAGCCTTGCGCTTCACCTCCATCGCATCACGTGTCCGCTCGGACGCCTGGTCCCGGTCCAGCTGGGCAAACGCCAGCGTGATCGTGACGGCTGCGCGTCCGATGGCAGTGCTCGTGTCCAGTTGCCGGTCGGCAGACTGAATGAACACCCTCTTCGCCTCCAGCATCTCGAGGGACCGCAGCCCGTCGATGGTGCGGCGAAACGCACGGTCCAGTTTGGCAACCACAATGTGGTCGCCCGGCTGAACCAGTGCCCACAACTCACGCCCCTTCGGTCTCTCGAACAGGGGCTTGCTGCCGCTGACGGCGGTGTCGTATAGCCAGCCGCCGTACTGCTCGTCGGGCAGATGCAGCTGGATATAGGACTCGACCTTCGTGCGCTGGGCCTGTTCGGTCAGGCCCTGCTTGTCGGTCGAGTGCCGTCCGTACCCGTAGACAATCATGGTAGATATCCTAGCACTCGCGCGCATCCTCCGGAACGATCTCGACGTGCCCGCAAAGCGCGCTGGCGCCGTGCTTGGCCAGCAACTCCTCGAGCTCGGCCCGCGCCGCCTGCACGAACAAGTCGGGCTCGCGATCGTAGGGGCCTTTAGGCCTGGCATCCGGGCCCTCTGTCGCATAGAAGGACCCATAGCGGGTTCTCCAGCCACGCTTGTTGAGCAGCATCGGATCCAGGGTGTCCGGCAGCTCCAGGTTTTTCATGTAAAACCGGACCGTGACATTAACCTTCATGGTGCACCTCCTTACAATGCGGGAATGAAAACGCTGGCAGCAGAGAACTCGCGGGCCACGTGCAGCACATCGGACAGACTGGTCGTGAGCAGCTTGGCTGGCTGCTCGTCCTTGTTCCACATGCACTCGCCGCTGCTGCCGATGTGCATGCGGGAGAGGGAGTACATCACCTTCGGCCCGAAGCCGAGATCCTCTGGCTGCGGGATCACGCTGACGGCGAAGTCAGGGACGGACATGAACCCACGCTCGGTCTGCTCGAAGGGCCGACGCAGCCGGAGCGTGAACTGGTGCGTCACGATCAGTGACGTGCTTGCTCCGTGCTCGCGGTTCGGGCGGAGCGTGATGGTGTCCGGGTGCCGCTCGCGCGCGCGCAGCCCGTGCTCCTCAAACTTGAACCGCGTGTCCGCGAACGTGTCCTGCCAGCCGTCGAACGCCTCGAGCAGGCGCGTCGCTGCTGCGCGAAACTCATCGGACACCCACGCGCCGGCAGATGCCACGCGAGCCAGCATGTCCGAAGGCTTCTGCCGCAGGGCAGCGATGCCGCAGTCCAGGAGGACAGGCCCCACGCCCTCTTGGTACATGCCGCCCGCCCCCCACGCCCACTTCCAGTTCTTATAGCGGGACCTGATGGTGCGGTCTGAAGCGTTGAACGGCAGCCACCGATTCATGAAGTGGCCCCGCGCCGACTCGCAGACCTTGTACTGAGTGCGACCCCCAGCCGCCGGATAAACGAAGGCCAGGCCATGCTCCAGCTTGTCGTCGGCCAGAGTTGTGCCGGGACTGTGATACAGGTAGGCCAGCTCGATGCTTTCTCCGGACCCGTGCGCCACCAGGCGGTCGTGAAGATGAGCCCAGTGCCTGTCGCCAAACCGCGCAGTCGCAATCTCCGCGCACCGCTCGCTCTCGGGCGTCGTGCGCGTGAGGCGACGCCGCTCCGTGACAGCCGCTTCGAGCTCGGCCCAATCCAGAACCGTCTTGTTCTTGTTCCGTGTCTGTGCAAGAAACATTGTTGACTCACAAGAAAACAGGCCGGCCCGGCAGCGCAACGCACGCCACCGGGCCGGCCAAAGGGATTGAGAAACCAGGAATCGTCAGACCGTCACGACCCGCCCGTTGCGGTACGTCTCTGTGTCGTGCCGGTAGCTGGAGACCAGGGACTTGAGGTCCTGGATGTCCAGCTCCGAGCCGGAGCTGCCGCCGCGCGAGTTGCGCAGCGGGGGCAGGGCCACCCCCTTGCGCTTCAGGTAGTTGGTCTTCTGATGAACCTGCCTGGTGAGCAGGCCCACCCGATCCGCGAACTCCCGGGTCGTGTGACCCGCCGACCAGCTCTCCATGTAGAGCTGGGTAAACTGACGCCAGGTAATGACGGCCTGGCTCCGGCTACGCTTCCTTCTCATACTGCGGTCTCCTGATAAAGGGGAACTGTCTTGCACCAAGACGGGACCTGGTTGGCCCAGCCTGGATCCGTCAACGCAACGACCGTCCGGGCTCGCAGCTGGCGTTGCGGCCAGCCTGTGTACCCATCTGTGATGAGCACGATCGAGTCCGGATGGTCCTCCTTGTCCACCTGGATCAGGGCTGCGGCCATGTCCGTGCCGCCCCCGCCCGTCCATGTGAACTTGTCGATGTTGGAGAGCTGCAGGGAGGAACGCACGTGCGTGTCCGCGCAGACAACCTTCACCGACTTCAGCTTCCGAAGACCGTCGGCGATCACGGTGAGCGCCTTGATCTTCGTCTCGCGGTCGCTCATGGACCCGGAGGTATCCACGATCACGACCGCACTGGCCTGCGTAGTCAGCTGACCACGCAGGCGACACACATCCTGCGGCTGCTTGCGAGACAGCCTGCGGTACGTCGCCAGCCGCCCGCCCAGTGGGTTGGCTGTGCTGGTAGCGACGACCGACTTGAGGTGCTGGAACGGATCCGGCTGCGGTCGCAGCTGAATGTCCAGCGCCTGCTTGAGGATTCCTGGAACGGAGCCGGGCATCTTGTTCTCGTGCTCGCGGCAAGCGTTGTCCAGCTTGTGGGCGTACAGGTTCTCCTTGTACGCGCCCCAAGAATCATCCTCCTCTTCGTGCTGCCGGCGCACGCCGTCGGCTGCGGAGCCGCCAGTGCCCGGCACGCACGCCCGAGCGGCCAGTCCGTTCTTGCCTTCGCGCGAGCCCGGCTTGCCGGACTTCTGCTGGGGCTTGGACGCCTCCGCCCGGCTGTCGCCCGAACCGCCAGTCTCGCCGGCCTGCTCGGGCTCACCGTCCGGCTGTCCTTCGCCGCTGCCGCCACCGCCCTTGGGTCGGTTGCGCACAGCAGCAAGGATCATGGAGTAGTACTCCAGCAACTCCTTGTTCTCCGGGAAGTCCAGCTTGATGCCGAGCTGCGGACACTCGGCACCAAGATGAACAGCCCCAGCCGGCCGCAGCGGGCGCATGAAAGCCAGGATCTGCTCGATGCAGAGATCGCCGGCGATGTTCATGACGAGCTGCAGGTTGGGCTCGGGGTGGTCCCCGTAAGCTTCCTGCGCACGGGCGTGGTGCCTGAGGATCAGGTGCAACGCTTCGTGCAGGATCACGTAGGCCAGCGTGTCCACGTCAAGGGCCTCGACGAACTCGGGGTCCCAGTGGATCACGCCGTCCATGCTCACGCCGCAGGTTCCCGAGCCAGGGCTCGGTTGCTCGCTGAGTGAGTAGATGTAGGTGGCCAGGTAGGGTGCGTACCCGAAGGTACGCACCCGCCCGGCCGCCAACGCCGCACGAGCTTGTGCGGCACGGACTTTGGATAACATGGTCTCCTTTCTAGTCGTCGCCAAACGCGGCGACCTGATTGGCGTTCTGATCTACGGCCTCCGCCCACGAGACGGCAGCCGCCACGAACATGGCCATCGAGTGATTGGCCAGAACCTCGATCTTCTCGTGCGCCTCGAGAGGGGACTCCTTCTTGGCCGCACGTACCGCTTTGCCGCACTCGATGGCGAGCTTGGCAATGACGGAGAACAACAGCCCGAACCGCATTGCGGAGTCGCCAGGGATCTGGCCCTCGCTCATCGCGTGAGCGGTGGCGCGGATGATCCGCATGCACGACTCCTTGCTGTCCGGCACCAGCCCGTTGTCCTCATCCGGATCGAACTCGTAAAAGTCCAGGTCTTTGACCTTCATGCTTTCTCCTCAGTCCTTGAGACCGCTCGGCACAAGCTTCATCAGCTTCTGCATGAGGGCCTGAGGGGGGGTCCAGCCATCGGGACGCACGCCGCCCTTCGCGACGGGCGCCCAAAGGCTCTTGAACTGGGTCAGGAACGTCTCGATCTCGTGCTCGCCGATCTCGACGAACACCTTCGCAGCCCTGGCCCACCGCTCGGCGCTGGTCTGGGAGCGCAGCTCCTTGACCAGCCCAGTCAGCAGGCAGATCTGCAGGTCGGGGCGGCCGGCCTCGTACTTGTAGGCCTCCGTCCCTTCCAGGATTGCAGCCGGATCAATCAGATCCAGCTGGCTCATGTACCGCAGGAACTCAGCGCCGGCTGCGTCGCCGACGCACCCGACCACGAGGTCCGTGACCACCGAGCTGCCGAGCCGGTGGCCGACAGCCTCCGCCGCCGACAGGCACTTGACCACGTAGGACCAAGTGCGCGGGTTCGGAAACGAGAGGGTCTCGTCCGACTGCGGCAGCTTCTCCAGGCAGTCCGGCGCCGAGCGCAGGAACGCCTCCACGAGCGAGCCGTACTTGGGGTACAGCTCCCTGTGGCTCTCGGGCACGACCGGAAACGGAGGCGCGCTCCAGTTCAGGCCGTTGCGGTAACCCTTGTAGAGCTCCGCCTGGTCGATCTGCCACTTGCAGTGGAAGAACCGCGACCGCATCGAGGGCGGGAGCGTGTTGCCTCCGGGAGCCAGCTCCGGCGGATTGGCCGCCGCCACGATGATGGTCGACTCCGGGAGAGTGACATCACCCACGCGTCGTTCCGTGATGAGCGACAGCTCCGCAGCCATCGTCGTCGGAGGCACGCACGTGAACTCGTCCAGCAGGAGGAACCCGGCACCATCCTTGAACTTGTCCACCCATTGGGTGGGCAGCATCCGGATGACACCGAGCTGCCGGTCAGCATCGGGGTAGCCGGAGAAGTCCTCCGGCAGGTGGGTCGAACCGATCAGCAAGTGAAAGGTCCGGTCGAGTGCGCGGGCCAGCTGCCCGAGCACCGTCGTCTTGCCTACCCCAGTGCCGCCCCACACGATGGTGGGCACGACCTGCAGGGCGATGAAACACGCTTCGTTCTTAGTCTGCTGAGTAGCCATAAGGCCTCCTCAAGGAAAGAGACAGACGGAGCCACGCTGGCCCCGTCTAAAGAGAACTCGCCGACCCCTGAAATCAGGGCAGGCTTGGATCGACCCGGACAATCACGTCCGGCGGCACCAGGCAGGACAGGCGACGCCCGTCATCCCAGTCCACTGACACCTGCAGCTGCGCGGGCCTTCCGAAAAAGCGCAGCTCTTCTACGTGCGTCACTGTGCCCTCAGTGCCCGGCTTCACTGGATCTGGGTCATCGCCCATGTGGACGAGCATGACCCTGTCGCCCTTCCGGAATCTCATACAGAGACCTCGAGCAGGGAGCTGACAGCCAGGCCGTTCTCCGCAGCTTCGAGCGGCTCGCGCATCCAGTCGAGCTGCTGCCCGAGCGCCTCCTCGTAGCTGCGGATCTTGGACACAATCGCCTGGCACTTCTTTCGCAGAAGCTTGACCCGCTTCTCGTCGTCGATGCCAGTGGTGATCTCGTCGAGGATGCCCTGCGACTGAGAGGTCACCTCCTCGTGGAGCTGGTTGACGATGTGCTCCACTGTCTTGGGATCAGACGCCACCTCGAACGGCACCATGTGGTACCGCCAGAGCTGGGCGTCGTCCCGCCACTGCGCGAACCGAGACACTGCGTCCGCCGGCAAGTAGTAGAGATTGCTACCGCCAAGCGCTACGCCATTGAGCCGCCGGACTACGCCCGCCACTGCGGTGCGCAGCTGGCCGGGCGACATCAGGTCGCGCCGCTGGTCGTACGCCTGCTGCAGGTGCGTGCCGATCACGCCCGCCGGCAGCTGGCCGTTGAGCTCCAGCAGCTGCACCTTGTGGCTTGCGTCCACCGCAGCGGACACCACGTGGATCGCATCGTTGCGGGTCGCACCCTTGCGGATGCGCACTGCCTCGAACGCCAGGTCGGCCGTGAGATTCCGAATCAGCAGCGGAAGCTCGGGCTCGACGGTGGTCATGCGAGCCACCTCCTTGATCGCCTCCTGAATGGCAGTCGACTGGCTCGGCGGTCGGTTGACCACGTTCTTCCAGCCCTGCTTCTCGCAGGCATCCTTCACGACCGACCGGGCGTGGGCCCGATTCGTACCGAACACGACGGCGGACTGGCCCGCCACTTGAATGCTCATGGCATTCTCCTTTGGGGTGAAAAGAAACCGCCGGGCCAGCAGCCCGCAGGCAACTGCCAGCCCGGCGGCGGGAGGTGTACGAGTGTACACATTTCGGAGCGTCAGGTGTCGACCATCAGCTCCCACTGATCCGCGATGGTCATCGAGTACGCCTGGTTGGCGCACGCAGTGATCGCATCGGCCTCGCTCGGGTAGGGGCCGCGCGGCTTGGGGTCGCGCGGGTCTTCGAGGAGGAAGTAGAAACAGCCATTGGCCCCGAACACCGACCCGACTGGTCGGCGGTCGAGGCGCACCGGTACCACATCACGTGCCATGGGAACCTCCCTGAACAGGGGTGAAGAGAAGGCAGGCCGGGCGGCCTGCTCAGTGGGGAGTCAGGGACTGCTCCAGCTTTCTGAGCTGGGTCGCAAGCGCCTGCACCACCGCCACGTCGTCTTCAGTGACGCCGTAGCCTGTGTCTGCCATCTCCATTGCTGCAGCTTCGTCAAGCCAGTCGTCCAGCACGTCGTGCAGGACCTGGATTTGCTTGGGCTTCAGCGGAAGGTGGACTGTCGGAACTTTGCGTGGCTGTGTCACGACCTGCTCCTATACACCAGGGATCGCACCGCCATCAGGACAGCGCACCAAGCGATGGCCTGCAGCGGGTACGCATTGACAAACGACACGAGCGAATCGAGCTGGCCGGCAGTGGCCTGCACGGCGCGCTCAAAGTCGATGGCGTGCTTCATGAGTCGAGCCTCCGGAAGATCTCGACGGCCATGTCACCGCCGTCGCGCGGGGTCATCTCCCGCAAGGCTTCCGACAGCTCCGGGACTGTGACAGCCAGCTGCGGGGGCAGCTCCTGCGACAGGGCAGTGGCCGCCCGAGCGAGAGACACGAACCGGAACTGGGGGGCAGCCTTCTTGTGGCTGCGGGTGGGAACACTCTTCTTCATCGACATGGGACACCTCCCGGGAAACAAGAAAGGCCGGCGCCAACGTGGCAACCGGCCGTCTACAAAGAACTCGCCAACCCCTGAAATCAGGGACTATTCAGGGCAGCTGTCGAGCAGCGGCCCCAGATCCACATCGTCCGCCATTGCCTGGACTGCCAGGCGCAGGGCCTCGAGCTCGCGCACGGACTTGTCGAGCTGCAGCTTCATGATGGCCCGAAGCGAAGCCGACCTGGCCCTGACGTACGCCACCTGCGCTGGGTTGCGATTCTTCTTCTCCGCTGCCATCCGCAGCTCCTTGCGGAGACAGGTGCTGGACTTGGTGGCCGTGTCGTGGACCACGTTGCTCAGGTAGGCGGTGGCGCTCTGTGCCTTGCACTGCAGCTCCCACGCCCTGCGCTCCAGCGCCTCACACTTCTCGATATCTGATTGCGTAATCACAGAATCTCCTTTCAGTCAGGACAAACCTCGAGCAGGGGAGCCGCCTCGAGCGAGGCGAGAAGCTCCTCTATCGACATCGAAAACTCACGCCACTCGGGACGGAACTGCTTGACTCCAAGCTCTAGCTTCGCGGCAGCGAGCTCCGACTCCGCCCTGCGAGTGCGCAGGCACTCCGACGCAGGGCCGAGCTTTCGGACTGCGTCTTCCGACTCTGACACCGTCGCGGCCAGCAGAGACAGGTTGCTCAGCAACCTGCCCATGCGCTCCGTCAAGCGCCCCAGCTGGTTGGCGCTTGCGGCCAGGCCCATCAGACTCATCGACTCCATACCCCGTACCCCTCCTTCCGGAGGGCAGCAGCCAGCGCAGCCTCAGCTGCCTCTGCCTCCTGCCGTGTCTGGTACGTGACGCTGGGCATGAGGTCCGTCCTCAACCCTGTCCCGTACTTGGTGACCCAGCCGCGATTGGCATGGACGCCGCTCTTGTGCTGGGCCAGCCGATGCTCTGCGGTGTGGGCTGTGCTGCCCACATACAGGCACCCCTTGCCACCGCCGGCATTGGCCCGGCGGAAGCGACCGCTCTGCTGCACATCGTCGGACAGGCCCACCACGTACAGCCGGAAGAGTGGCTTACTCATCGTCGCCCTCCTCGTGGCAGCCACATTCAGGGTCGTCGCAGTCCTGGTCCCACAGCGCCGCCATCTCACGGGGCATGGCACGCGGGCCGTGATCCGTGATCACCATGCGCATCGTCTTGGCAGTCAGCGCCGAGTGCACGGTCGACTGCCCGGTGAGGGTGTCGACCTCCTCGAGCGTGAGGAACTCGTGCTCCCCCAGCGGACGGTACATATTCAGGTGGCGGTGCGCCGCCTGCATGTCACGAAACATCGCGTCGATCTCAGGGGTTACCTTGTCGATCGCGCCATCCTGGTTGCGGTACAGGACCACGAACGGGGGGACGGGAAGCTCCTTCAGTTCTCGATTCTGGCAATCGTCCATCACGCACCTCCGACAGGCCGGTGGAAAAACACGAGGAGCCAGCAGCCCGGCCGACTGCTGGCCCCTCACAAAGAACTCGCCGGCCCCTGAAAACAAGGGTCATTCCAGGTCCCAAGCCTCAGCCTTTTCTAGGTGCTGTTGGGTGGGCACCGTGAGGCGCTCGCGGGCAGTCGCCAGCAGCAGCGCCGTCCGCAGCTTGCTGTGCAGTCCCGCAAGGGTTTCCATGTGGTCGTCGGTGAATCCACCGCCGCCATCCTGGCTGTCGATGAGCGCGGCCAGCGCCTCGCCGAACAGCTCCAGCTCATCCGTGAGGAAAGCGACTGTCGCCCCTCGTGCATGCAGGGCGACGCGCTTCACTTGTCCCCTCCTTTCAGTCCCGACATCATGGATTGGATGGCCAGCCGAAAGCCGATGAGCACATGCTTGTACTCATGTTGCTCGCGCTCCCGGAACTCGCCCACGTCTTTGGCCTCTGTCCTGGCCATGAGGAGTTGCTCCTCCAGCTCGGACACCCTGCTCCGCAGATGCGACTCTTCCCCGAAGCGCCGGTAGGCGGCGGAGCTGTAGTCCGGCGGCTGGAACTCGGCGGACCACCCATCCGCCGGCGTCGTGCCATCGTGCCGCTCGTCCATCGCGATGTACCAGCTGTCGATGCCGGCCACTCCGGGATTGTCCTTGCAGTTGGGTAGCTGCGACATCAGCTGCCTCTGTGCCTGCTCCATGCCATCGGCGTTCACGGTGAACGCCACTAGAATCACGTGCGCTGGACTCTCCATCACCGAACCTCCTCATAGAAGAACCTGCGGTCTACGCAGGCCTGCAACGGCGCAGGGGGAGCGGCAGTTAGTTACCTCCTGCCGCTGGACCTTGAGCCGTCACTCACGAACCAGCCCGGCGAGCGCATCGTCCCGCCCCAGATCCCGGATCCGAGAGACCAGCGCCTGGTAGCGGTGGTTCGTCTCCCGAATCACAGACTCCTGGCTGGCGAGCAGCTGCCCCTGGTGGGAGAGCTGCTGTTCCTGCGTGTCCCGCACCCGCTCGCTGTGGGCCAGCGCATCGGCCAGCTTGGCGACATGGGCGTCCGCCTCACCGACCTCCTGGATGCTGAGGTTCAGCGCTTCCCGCAGCTGACCCTGCACGTCCCGAGCTGCATCGAGCCGCCCCTCCAGCATGGCGATCTCGTTGGCCAGCTTGGCCTTGCTGGCGCCCGTCGCATCGGCCCATGCCTCCTCGACCTGGACGCACAGCGGCGCCGTGTAGTGCCAGGTTCGCAGCGCCTTGATCGCGTCGCCCCAGTAGGCAACGACCACGCCGCCCAGAACAAACGCCCCGACAATCAACAGATCACGCACCTTCATCGCACACCTCCCACAGGAAAGAACGGGGAGCGGCAGAGTGCCGTCCCTCTAAAAAGAACTCGCCGACCCCTGAAAACAAGGGGTTTTTGACGTCCAGGCAACGGCCCGGATTGAGTGGCGGTTAGTCACCTCCCGCCACCGGATCCGCGTCGTCAGGCCTCGATCCGATCCCAGCCTGCAGGCCCGTCGACCGGACTGAACCGCTCCCGCTCCGGGCGGTGCGCGAAGCCGATCAGCAGCTCGCTGCCCGCCTCGCCAGGGAACGCCTCCAGCAGTCGCTCATCCCTGTCGGCGTAGCTGCCGGTGCAGGTGAGCTTCTCGTAGAGCATCTTCGCCCCACCGGCGGCGTCGTCGTGCCTGAAGTCCACGAGCCGCCATTCGGGAAGGAACTCCGACAGGTAGTCGTCGAAGGTCTCGCCGATCGCCAGCTCCACCTGCATCTCCTCCGGTTTGACCGCGAACATCGTCGTGGTCCCAAGCGGGTTGCGGCGGCAGATCACCACAAACCCCAGCTGTGCCAACTTGTCGAAGTACCCCATCACACACCTCCATTCCTCGAGAGAAACTGCCCTCATCAGTCACCGCCATACGGTGAGACCCGCCGAAGCGGGTTTCGGGCTTAAGCATTGGCCCAATACCACTCCGCCTCCGACTCCGCCTCTTCGCGTGTAGCGTGGGAGGATGCGGTGTCGTAGCCGGGCGGGAGCTCGAATTCCTTGAGCGCGTTGAAGCCCTCAGGAAACGGACCGACCACCACTGCGGGATAGTCGGGGCCGTAGATCACCAGGTAGCGATCCATATTCACCTCCACGACTCAGGGAAACTGCCCTCATCAGCTGCCGCCATACGGCAGGACC